CGGAAACATCAAGGACGAGCGCACTGTTAAGAACCTCGTTGTAACCACTGGCGTCAACTACATTGCTGACCGTATGGCTGATGCCGCTGAGTCTGCTATGTCTCACATGGCTGTAGGCTCTGGCTCAACTGCGGCGGCGGCTGGTGACACCACTTTGGAAACTGAAGAGGCTCGCGTTGCTCTGACTTCTACTACTCAAACCAACGAGGACGTTGTTTACGTTGCCTCTTTCGGCGCGGGTACTGGAACGGCGGCACTGACTGAAGCTGGCATCTTGAACTCAGTTTCTGGCGGTACTTTGCTATGCCGTACTGTTTTTGCGGCTGTCAACAAGGGCGCGAACGACACTCTCCAGATCACCTGGACTGTTTCAATCGCGGCATCTTAATTTAGTAGGGGCGTATTCGTATGGCTATCTTAACCCGTCAAACAACGGCTTCAGGCGTAACCAATAACGGTGCGCCCCTGACTAATGACGAATTGGACAACAACTTTGTTGAGCTTCAACAAAACAAAGTAAACACCTCTGACTTAAATGAGGCGGTGGATGATCGGGTCAATAATCTGCTCCAAGCAGGTCTTGGCATTGATCTGACATATGATGACGTTAATGACGAGTTAACCATTGACTCTAATCACGTTGAGGTGACTTGCACTAATGAGACTGGCGCATCCATTCCCAAGGGGACGGTTGTTTACCAGACGGGTGTAAGCGGCAACAACATTACCATCGCACCGGCTGACGCGGATGACGCGGCTAAGATGCCTGCGATTGGCCTTACCACTAGCGCGATTGCTGACACGGCAGAAGGCACAATTATCATTCTGGGCGTTGTTGATGGGCTGGATACTTCTGCTTATGCGGCTGGTGACACGCTCTATGTCTCAACGACAGCGGGCGCTCTGTCTACGGCAAAGCCGACCGGCGAAACCGGACTAATTCAAAACTTTGGGCGCGTCCTAAAGGTAAATGCCTCTAGCGGGGCAATCGCTGTCATGGGTGCAGGACGGTCTAATGCCGTCCCTAACCTTAACGATGGCAACGTATTTATCGGGAACGCTTCAAATCAAGCCGAGACCAGAGCATTGGCGGCTGGAGATATTCAATCAGGCACGTTTGCTGACGCTAGAATCTCTCAGGGTAATGTGACTCAACACGAAGCCGCGCTTTCAATTACGGAATCGCAAATCAGCGACTTTGGGACGTACCTGCCAACAAGCGGCGGGACAATGACCGGCTCGCTGACGCTTAACGCTGATCCCACTGCGAACCTTCAGGCGGCAACCAAGCAATACGTTGACACACTTGCGGCGGCATCTCTGCATTACCATGACCCAGTTCGCGTAGAGCGGGAGGGCAACCTCACTGCAACGTACGACAACGGGACTGCTGGCGTAGGCGCTACGCTGACTAACTCTGGCGCTCAGGCCGCATTAGTTATTGATGGCGTCACCCTGTCAACAAATGACCGTGTGCTGATTTACGAGCAGACCAATGCTTTTGAAAACGGCATCTATACGGTTACGGATACCGGCTCAGCGTCTACCAACTGGGTTCTGACGCGAGCTACGGACGCGGATTCTTATAGCCCGTCTGATCCTGACTCTCTTGGCGAAGGCGATGCGTTCTTTGTTCTTGAGGGGACGCTGGGTGCTGGTGAGCTTTATGTGATGAACACCAGTGGCTCAATTACCTTTGGCACGACTGGCATCAGCTTTGCACAGGTGTCATCGGCTCAGGTCTACACTGGCGGAACGGGCATCTCAATTGCTGGGTCGGTGATTAGCTCTGACATTACGCTGGATGAAGTAACAGCTAATGGCGCTACGACCGCAAACAATATCTCGGTTGGCGCTGTTACGTTCACCGATTTAAATGACGGCACCATCACGATCACCGGATTTGTGGACGAGGATGCAATGACATCCGACTCTGCGTCTCTTTTGCCAACTCAGCAGTCCGTCAAGGCGTATGTGGATAGCGCAGTAAGCCCATTTAGCACTACGCTGGACGGCCTGACAGACACAACTGTAACTACGGTTAGTGACAATGAGGTTCTGGCCTACGACTCCGCAACGAGTAAGTGGATCAACCAGACGGCGGCAGAGGCCAGCCTCGCTACGGCGGCTCAAGGTTCTTTGGCTGATACTGCATTGCAACCAGCAGACCTTAGCGTTACGACTAACGCGGCAGGCACAGCGGCTTTGACTTATACCAGCGGAACCGGCGTATTCAGCTATACGCCACCCGACTTGTCTGGATACCTTACGAGCTACACAGAAACAGACACTTTGGACTCTGTGACTGGCCGTGGCGCTACGACTACCAATGCGGTCACGGTAGGCAATCTAACGTCCACAGGCATTGACGATAACGCTACAAGCACTGCGATTACGATTGATTCGTCAGAGAATGTTGGTATTGGTACTACCCCCGGGAAAAAACTTGTCGTATCAGACGGTAATGAATTACAGCCGTCTACTGGCGGCTATATTGCCTTGGTAACTGGAAACAACGACGGTGCAGTTCGCGGCGCTGGAATTGATGCATACAGCGTCACTGCTGGCAACGATCACGGCCTTCGGTTTTACACAAACCAAGCATCTTCTGCCCCCGCAGAATCCATGCGTATCGACTCCAGCGGCAACGTTGGTATTGGCACTACAACTCCCTCAGAGAAACTAAATGTTAGCGGCAACATCTTAGCTACAGGAAACGTCACAGCCTACTCAGATGCACGACTTAAGTCAGACGTTGAAACCCTCGACGGCTCTAAAGTCTACGAGATGCGTGGCGTTAGCTTCACCAAAGACGGAGAGGCTGGCTCAGGTGTCATCGCTCAGGAGCTTCAGAAGGTTGCGCCTGAGCTTGTTAATGATTCTGGTGAGTACCTGTCGGTGGCTTACGGCAACCTTGTGGGCTACTTGATTGAGGCTGTCAAAGAACTCAAGGCAGAGATAGATGAGTTGAAGGGGGCTAAGTAATGGCGCTTCCTAGCACTGGGACGTTAAGCCTTAACGATATTGCTGGCGAGTTTGGCGGCTCTGTTCCTCATTCTTTGTCAGAGTATTACGGCGTAGCGGCTGGAATCCCTGCTTCTGGCACAATATCTATTGATGACTTTTACGGCGCTTCTGCGGCGGCTCCAATATCAGCTACCGGTGGAACAATTACTGACGTTGGGGGTTATCGCTATCACGTCTTTACCTCTGGCGGGACACTGAGCATCAGCTCTGGGGCAACAGGCAGTTATAGCGACACCATTACAGTTGCATCTCAAGGAGGCGGCGGCGGTGGAGGAGCCGGCACTGGTAATATCTACACTGGAGCTGGCGGCGGCGGTGGATGCTATGTTACAGGAACCACCACTGGCACTTCAAAAATTGGCTCAAATACAATCACCATTGGTCTCGGCGGTTCTAGCGGCTCCAGTGGAGGTTCAACTTCTGGCCTTGGAGTATCGGCATCGCAAGGAGGAAACGGTGCCGATACTAACAATAGTAGCACAAGCGGAGGGGGAGGAAATCATGTACGCGCTCAGTCAGCAGGCTTAACTGGCGGGAATGCTGGTGGCGCAAGAGGATCAATTGGGGCTGGGAGCGGCGGCGGCGGCGCTGGAAGTGTTGGAGGGGCAGTGTCATCTTATACAGGTGGAGCTGGCGGTAGTGGAGTTAATACCAATATCATTGGTGCGGGCACTTATGGATATACGGGCGCTGGTGGTGGCGGAGGCGGCCACGTCGGAGGCGCTGGCGGGACTTCTGGTGGAGGAGCTGGCGGTCTTGGTTCCGCAAGCTCGGCAACAAGTTATGGTTCAGGCGGTGGCGGCGCTTATAATGCTAGTGGCGGCGCTGGTTATCAAGGAAAATGGGCTTGTAGATACGAGATTTAATCATGGAATATACCTACAAAATAGAGAGCTTACAGCCGAAAGCGGAGTATATGCGTGTTAGATACTCTGCCGAGGGACATGAAGATTATGTTAGGAGCTTTAATCCTCGACAGTATGACCAAGAACATCTAATTGAGATCATTACTGGTTTTGCCTCTACAGTCGTTGAGACATGGGAGCGACTAGCGGCTCATCCAGAAATTGTTGATGTTGCTACAGAAGGCGTGGCAACGGCTGAAGCGCCTAATATCGCTGGCCCTGACTTTGATCCGCTTCATGCTCCAGTGATCGAAGATCAGCCCGCTTTTGATCAATTTACTCAGTACATCACGCTCAACGAGATTGAAGACCCAATGCAACCGACTGTCGGCTGGACTGTGCATGACATGACGGCAGAAGAGCAGGCAGATTTTTTAGCTAATTGGAGAGCTTTCTTCGCCGTTACTATGCGACAAGCTCGTTTGGCGTTATCCCAGCAAGGGCTTCTTGCCACCGTAGAGGACGCTATCGCGCTAATACCAGAGCCAGATAAAACTGCTGTAAGTATTGAATGGGAGTATGCCGCTATCGTTGAGAGGGGATCATCATGGGTAACGACGATGGCTTCAGCGCTCGGCTTAAATGACGAGCAGATGGATGATCTATTCAAACTAGCCGCGACGCTGTGAGGGAGATTGGAACGTGTCTATTGATTGGTCTGGCCTTTGGGCTTCTACTTGCGGTTGGTTGTCTGGTTTTGGTCATTACTGCATCCGAGTTGGTGATTCAATCTCTCAGCTCCTTAATGTCGTATTTTTCTTGAGCCAAAACCCTAACGAATCTATCTCTGGCAGAAGCTATAGAGAGAAGCACAAGCCGTTTTGGGGTAAAATGATGCTTGTATTAGATGTGGTGTTCTGGGTCTTTGAGCGAGAGCATTGCAAAAAATCACATGAGGCTGACCTAACTAGATCGGCTCAATTCCTCAAAGGGTAAAGATGACATGGACGTTTTTGACACAATTTTGCGATGGGTAGTCATGCCAATAGGCGGCTTTGTTTGGCTGATGTTCATGCGCCAGCAGGATCACGCAACCCAAATAGCAGTATTGAGGACAGAAACGGACATGGCTCGACAAGCCCACGATCGAGAGATCAAAGAGATCAAGGACAAGCTCGATAAAATCCTTGAGAAGCTCGACGAGAAAGCGGACAAGAAATAATGTGGACTGCATTAATTGGCCCTGTAACATCTCTGGTTGCTGACTGGTTCAAAGGGCAGAGAGAGAAGTCTGAAGCCAAACACAAGGCTCAGATGGAGGTTCTCGGTAATACTGCTCTCTGGGAGCAGCGCATGGCAGAGGCTTCTAACACATCTTGGAAAGATGAATGGTTTACCGTACTGCTATCAACTCCGATTGTCTCCATCATCTTTGGAGTTGTCATGAACGATCAAGAAATCATTGAGCGCGTTGGTCTGGCGTTTGAGCAACTTAACTCCCTACCAGAATGGTATCAATACCTCCTCTTTGTTGCCGTTTTCGCCAGCTTTGGCATACGCGGCGCTGACAAAATATCCACCCTACTTCAAAAGCGATGAAAAACTATTTTTCCGAGGCGGAGCTTAGTTGCTCCTGCTGTGGTCAGAATTATTTTGCCGCGGAAATGCTGTTCATCATAAATAGCATCCGCGAAGAGTGCGGATTCCCACTCCCGGTTACTTCTGCATATCGCTGCGAAAAGCATCCTGTTGAAGCGGGTAAGAAGCGACCTGGGGCTCACACCCGGGGCTACGCCATAGACATAGCGGTTCGCGGAGAAAGAGCTCACCGGCTTCTTGAAGTTGCGCTGACAAAGGGTATCCCACGGATAGGTGTTAGCCAAAAAGGAGAGCACCGCTTCATCCACCTGGACATCGATAGCTCGCTACCATCCCCAATGGTTTGGTCTTACTGACCCTCTTATAACTATAAAGTCTAACCAAAACTAATCAGTTCGGTTTATACTCCACTTGTCGGGGCCGGCGCCCTTTTGCAGAAGGGTTGTGCTTTTGCGAGATGCCTCTTAGACGCGGAAGCTGCTGGCCTTTCCACCCGGTTGATGGCATCCCGGCGACAAATTGCCATTTCTTTCACGGGGAGGTGAAGTATGGATATGACCATTATGCTGAGCGCCAAGCTTAGCGAAAACCTAACGCAATATCGAGGAAGCCCTATTGTTGACACGGATGAAGGGCTTGTATGGCTACGTGTAGATTCTAACGACGTGTATACAGAGTATACATATCATGAGGATGATGAGCCTTATGAGTTTTGGGGTGAGCGCGGCACAAGTAAGGTTGGCAGCCTGGACATCCGGGTCTGCACTTTTTGGGGTAGGCCCATCCTTAACAGCGAAGAAATAGTTCGCGATATTGTATCTATGGAGAGTTGGTGATGAGTGTCGGCACGGTAAATATCCGAGGTAAAGAATATAAGCTTATTGCAACCCGGGTTGCGGAATTTGTTGAAGCTAGGCCTGAATGGGCTATTGAAACGGAAATTCACGCCCTCAACGACGAAAGCGTTGTCATGAAGGCGGTGATCAAGGATCATGACGGCAGAGTACGCGCAACCGGGTATGCAGAAGAGTTCCGGGCTAGCAGTAATATCAATAAAACCAGTGCCCTGGAAAACTGCGAAACGTCGGCTATTGGCCGATGCTTGAGTGCGTGCGGATTTGGTGGAACGGAATACGCCAGCGCTGAAGAGGTAGCTAATGCGATCAGTAATCAAGCTATCAATGAAGAGGTGGAAAAGAAGCTTCTATCATATGAGCAGCGCGGTAAGCAGCTTGCTAATCACCTGAATGCAATAAGAGAGAATTGGTCATCTGTGGTTGCCATCAAGGAGGGCATCGAGAATGACGACACGGCTTGGGTCGCTGAGTGCTACATGGAGCTCGATAACGACACCAGGGAGGCGCTATTTGGATTGGCGCCAACGAAAGGCGGGGTATTTACCACGCAAGAAAGAAGCTACTTAAAATCAGATGGAATGAACGCAGCACGAAAGGAGGTTGCAAATGGAGTATGACAACACGAACCGCGGGGTCCTTTTTCGTAACGATCGCAAGGAAAAAGACACTCACCCGGACTTCACGGGGTCAATTAACATCGAGGGCGAGGATCGCTGGTTAGACGCCTGGGTTCGAGAGTCTAAGGACGGCAAGAAGTTCTTCAGTATTAGCTCCCGACCCAAGCAGGAAAGCTCTGGGGCGCGAAATCAGCAGAAAGAAACCACAACTGCGTCGGAAGACATTCCGTTTTAAGGGGGGCATATGACCATTGATTGCGGTAGTCGCTTATGTGAGTTGCAAGTTGATTGCGGCATTTCAAGCGTTGAGCTTTCTAAGAGGCTGGGCGTTCCTCCGCAGCAGTTAGTGCGGTGGCGACAAACTGAAAACCTTAAAATTCACACAATACAGCGCATTTGCGAAGCGCTGAGCATCAAGGTTTCCACTTTCTTGGAGGAATAAAAAAAGCCCCCGGTTACGGGGGCAATCCACGGGGGGTGGAGGTGAGTTGGTATTTTATCACATCTATGGAGTTGAGGTATGGATGCTGCAAAGCTTCTGAGTAGGTTAGAAAAATCAAGACAAATTGGGAAAGGGCGTTGGGTGGCGGTCTGCCCAGCACATAACGACAGGACGCCGAGCCTGCACATCACTGAAAAAACCGATCGAGTATTAATCCACTGTAAGGCTGGCTGTGGAGCCACAGAAATCCTGGACTCGGTCAATCTTGACTACAGCGTTTTGCAGCCGGAAGATGACTATCGCAACGAGGTCCGCCGGCGAATATCACAGGACACCGTTGACGACTTCGTAATCGAGCTTTGGGAGCACGACAGAGCTAAGGGTAGGCTTGCCACTCCTGAAGACAAAAAACGCTTTAGAGAGGCTCTCCGGAGGTCAGGGAAGGCTAATGGCGCTGTATCTAAGATAATAGATGAAGCCAGCAAGCCCTTGCCAAGTCAAAAACAAACAAATCAGCTTACAGAAAAGGACGTTGCCGGGCTTCTCACCGAAACTCAATTTTATCTGAATTCGTTATGAGTATTGCTGCTATAAACTGGGCGCTTAATTGCGTTAGTGGGATTACCAGCACGCAGAAAGCCATACTAATTGCCCTGGCTGACCGAGCTAACCAGGACAATACGTGTTGGCCGTCATATGAGGACATCTGCTCACGGAGTTGCGCCACGCGGCACGCTGTCGCTAATGCCTTGAAGCACTTCGAGGCCACTGGGTTAGTTCGCAAGACTCGCAGATATAACAAGTCTACGATCTATGAGTTAGTTATTAGTGCTGAAATCAACACTAGTGATAGTAGTGTCGAAAACAACACTGCCAGTAGTGAGGAAACCCTCACCGCTAGTAGTGTAGAAACCGACACTCTAATCACCAAAGAACCATTAAAAGAACCATCAAGTGCATCAAAAGAGTCATCTTGGGTATTCAGGTGGTCAGAGTTTTGGACTAAATATCCATCCAGTAAGAACAAGAAAAAGAGCGAAGTCGCATTCAAGAACCTATCTGCGAAAGACCAGAAAGCAGCGATAGCAGCATTGTCTTGGTACGAGTTTAGCAGTGATAAGAAATACATCCCAATGGCGTCTACTTGGATTAATGGTAGGCGCTGGGAGGATGAAGACGGGGAAGCAGAGCAAACAATACGCGAGGTGGAATGGTGATACAGGAAAGACGATTCGATTTTACTGACAAAGACTTGCAGGCGATTTTTGCCAAGAGCGAGGCCGCGGATGTCATAGGCATTGATGCATTTGAGGACAAGTTCCTCGCGAGAATAAGGGGCGGTGCCGGCATGAGCGGGTTTACCCTGCCCTGGCCCGATACTCACCATCAAGTCAGGATGCAAACCGGGGCGGTCAGCCTTTGGTGCGGCATCAACGGCCACAAAAAGAGTACGTGTATTTCACAGGTTGCCCTGCACATCGCCCGGGATGTCCCGGTAGGTATCGCAAGCTTTGAGATGAAGCTAGAGGACCAGGCTTTCATGATGTGTAAGCAGGCCGCCGCTTCGGATAACGTCGCTGAGTCTTTTGCTAAGCGTTTTTCTGAGTGGGTTCATGATCGTGTTTGCTGGTACAGGGCTTTAGGCGGTGTGCAGCCTCTCGAGGCCCTGGGCGCGATAGCTGCGATGGCGGACCGAGGATGCAAGTTTATCGTGGTCGATAATTTGCAGTTCTGTGGGGTCACTGACGATATTGAGCGGGAGCGCTTATTTTGCAATCAGTTGATCGGCATGGCCGAAGCCAAAGATATTCATATCGCGGTGGTTCATCACGTCAGAAAGCCCCAGTCAGGGGGCGATGAGTACCTGCCAACGAGGTTCGATGTACGGGGAGGCGGTACGATTGTGGATCAAGCGCATATGCTGTTTATATGCTGGCACAATAAGAAGCGAGCCCGGCTACTCGAGGCGCTTGAGCTCGGATTTACTCCTAATGAAAAAGAGCAAAAGCTTTTAGATGAGCCAGACTTCAAGTTAGTTGTTGCGAAGCAACGCCATGCGCCGTTTGAAGGCACGTTCAAACTGTGGGAGGGAAAAGGGCAAACCTTTAAAAAGAGAAAAGACTCTCGTCCGGTCATTGTGGAGGAAATCTGATTATGAGCAGTTTTGACACTCAGGTTGGGGGCAATCATTACAAAAAAATGCGGATTCAGCCGCTCGAGTACGCTTTAGACAATGATCTTGGCATATGCGAGCACGCTATCGTGAAATACGTGTCTCGGTGGAAAGACAAGGGGGGCATAGAGGACCTACGGAAAGCTAGGCATTACCTCGATATTTTGATTGAAAGGAATTTATCGGAGGACGCATGAAGATCGAAGAAGAGGTTGTAGAGACAAGGTATGAGCAACTCCAGAAGCAGGTGACCAAGTTCCATCAAGAGCACCCCGAAGTTTGGGAGCGGTTTGTTCACTTTTCCTTCGAGTTAATGGAGAAGGGTTTTAAGAACTATTCGGTCAGTGGTGTTTTCGATCGAATACGATGGGAAAGCGGCGCCGGCGATGATGGGGAGGCTAATTTCAAAATTGGTAATAATTACAAACCTTTCTACGCCAGGCGATTTATGAGGATGTATCCACAGGCAGAGGGTTTTTATCGGCTCCGCAGGCAGACCACAAAAGACAAGCCCGCTCTTAACTCCGAGGTGATGGCGTGTCACCTTGAGTATGAAGGGTTAGACGATGAGTGAGTTTTGGCTCATTAAAACAAGGGATCAAATTGAAGAGCGCATTGCCTTCTTCAAGAGGTTTCTCGAGAAAGAATGGGACTGGAATTATCCGGTAAAGTGGAAGGTATCGAGATACACCTCAACAAGAAGCCTATCTCAAAACCGTCTTTTTCATATGTGGTGCTCCGAAATGGCTTCGGCATTCACTGAGCGCGGGCACTTGGTAGATGAAGAAGAAATGAAAATGCTGATAAAATATAAGTTTCTGGGAACAGAAGACGTTTTGATAGGGAACACAGAAATCCCGGCTCAAGTAAGAGCAACCAGAAAACTGTCTCCTGGAGAAATGATGGATTTTATGGACCAGATTCAATCATGGGCATTAGATCACGGGGTTTACCTGACCTGCCCGTCAGATTCGGAGTTTATGAAATTAAAAGGGGGATAACTTGGATCATCCATTGCTACAGTTTTGCCGAACACACGCGCAAACAGACGCGATAAGGCTTGTCGAGGTTGAAGGCGTTAGCCAGAGAGAGGCCTGTAAGATTCTTGGAATATCAAGGACGTCGCTGAGGGACAGGATAACCGCGGTTAAACATATTGCCGCAACCAGGGGTTACAGCCCAGATAATGATTGGAGCCACCCGGTGCCGGACGGTCATAAGGTCAAGGGCGTCTCTACGTTCTATGATGAAGACGGCAAGCCCGTACGGCAATGGGTAAAAAGCCAAACAGACGAAGAGCGCCAATTTGAAATCCTAGTCGATCGCCTGGAGCAAGCGACAAAGGCTATTCCACAGTTTAAGCCCAGTACATCACCAAAAAACAATGAGGACGACCTCCTCACTTTACTAACCATCACAGATTTTCATTTGGGTATGTATGCTTATGAAGCCGAGACTGGCGATGACTGGGATGTAGACATCGCGCAGAGCGTGTTTCTGAACAGCATTCACGACATGATTCAAGCAAGCCCAAAGTCACGGGTTGGTATGCTGTGCCAGTTAGGAGATTTCTTGCATTGGGACGGAATCCTTAGTGTCACTCCGAGCTCCGGCCATATTCTCGATGCGGATACCAGATACGGAAAGCTTGTTGAGCTCGCGATGACGGTAATGGCCCAGGCTGTTCGCATGATGCTGAAGCGTTACGAAAAGGTGGTTGTTGTCTCCGCTGAAGGCAATCACGACATATCAGGTAGTATTTGGCTCAGGAAGTACATTAAGCATCTATTTGCTGATGAGCCGCGCCTTGAGGTTATCGATAACGACTACCCTTTTTACGCTTACTTGCATGGTGAGACGATGTTAGGATTTCATCACGGGCATAAGTTGAAACTCGCTCAATTGCATAAGCTCTTTTCTAGTGAGCCCAGGACAAGGGAGCTCTGGGGAAAAAGCTCCACAACGTATCTACATTGCGGACATTTTCATCATGAGCGGGTTATAGAAGATGGCGGGGCAATAGCTGAGATGCATCCTACATTGTCAGGCAGGGACGCTTACGCCGCCAGGGGCGGCTATGTTTCGGCCCGGGGCGCCAAGGCAATTACTTATCACGAGAAGCTAGGGGAGGTTTCGCGCGTTACGGTAAGGCCTAGAACATGATCCCGGTTTTTAAGGTTCCGCTGCCGGAAAAGGCCACGCCCTGATCGTAACTCAGGGTGTTTCGGGAGCCACAACAAGTCTCACCAACGATAATCACACCGATATCTATACTGAGGCATTTCCGACGGGAATCACGATCGATATGAAGATCGATGACTTTCTTCAAATGTGGCTGAACTGCGTCAACTGCGATCCTGATGACATCGAAGAAGAGGAAGTGGAGGACGAGGACGATGTCGAGTATGAAATCAAGATTTTGATGAAGCCCAAAGCGGTCGAGGAAGAGGATGCCGATTAAGCGCGATGCAGCCGACATTTGGTTCTCTAAAGCTATAAGGGCCCGCGATAAGTGGTGCCTGGTGTGCGGCAAAGAAGACACACTCGAATGCTGCCATATATACGGTCGGAGAAATAAGGTTGTGAGATGGTCAGCCGATAATGCGTTTGCCATGTGCCACTATCATCATCGCGTGATGACGGAGAACCCTCTGGAAATGTCCCGCCTTTGCCATCAACTGTTCGGTGATGGTCATATGGAGATTTTGCGGGAGAAGGCTCGGGGAGTCATGAAGACTGACAAGGCTCTGAGGGCGGAGATCGCCAAACATTATCGAGAAGAGCTCAAAAAGCTTGAAGAAGACCCGGACTATGAGCTTATAAGCTGGAACTGAGTTATAACAACAAAATCTAAGCGCAAATGTGGTTTTGTGCTAACTTTGCTTTGGGGCTGTCAACAAGGAGGCTTTATGAGCATTGAACAGATAGAACCTATAGACGATCGAATCCTCGATCTTTTTGTAAGTAAGCGATATCACTGGAAATCGTTGTCGCCTGAGCAGCAAAGGCAAATGGCTGTTGAGTTAGCCAGGCATCGTTTTCTAGAGAAGCAGTACCTAAACTTCATTGAGCAGGCGCTCTCCGATAAACAAGGCTTTCGTCGGTACAGGGAGCTACTCAATGATCCTACGTGACGTTTTTGATGCAATACTGGCAGTCAGCTTATTAATCTGCATATATTCGCTGGTCGCTTGATGATGCTTTGGGGGGCAATAAATGGAAATTACTGGCTGGTTTCGGGAGTACGAGCTCGAAGATGTAAAGCTAGCTATACAGGCGGCAATGCAAATGGCTGAGCGTTTTGGCGAGGATTTTGGCATAGGCCAGGACCTTTCTGTAAAGCCGTTGTGGTCTTTCTCTGAGCCACCGCTTGAGATTATTCGGTGTCCAGAGGCATTAAAGAAAAAAAGCGCTAAGACGAAAATCTATCGGGTGATAAAATAACAGTCTGCCCCAAAACTCCTACGGTGAGCCGTGGCATCGATAGACTCAATGACGGCAGGGGGCTTAGATCATAAGCTGCAAATTGAGCCGACCACGGCACTAATTAACGAGGGAAACGATGAGCTTAAAAAATATAACAACTTCATTTTCTGATTTGGACCTAACGGTCCCTCAGTTTGTCCACCCAGATGTCAGCATCAGGGAGGTGGCTATGCTGGCAGAGAACGATCCGAGCGAATACTTTGATCGAATAGATGATTTATGGACGTCAACCGTGTATCCCATAGCTCATAGGGAGATATGTGAGAACTTAGATAGGCCCGCGGAGACATTGCTGGACAGCAACTACACTCAGCAGGCCTTTAATTTTGTATTCTCGGCAACTCTTGGATGGGCCAAAAAGGCAGTTGTGTCCCTAGCGCAGCTAGAGTCAACCGGGATACTCAAGACACACCAAGAAACAGGATCGGTGATTCCCTTTGTTCGACATTAAGATCAACATGGCAAAGTCTAGCGACCTGCCATCGCTTGTCGCCATGCGCCAGGCTAGCTTTGCGTTTTCTCGCACGCTAAACGGTGCGCTGTTCGAGGCGAAGGACAAGGTCCAGGCCTCAATGGATAAGCACATCGAGGGCGGGGCAACGCGCTTTACCAAGCAGGGCATGAAGGTTAATCGGTCCACCAAGCGAAACCTCAAGGCCTCTTTGGTCTTCAAGCAAGACCGTGCGTATATGGAAGAGATCATGCACGGTGGCAGAAAGACTGCGGTCAGAAAGAAGATTCCTGAGCCGATCAAGTCGAACATCCGTAGCAAATCGGAGCTCAACGTAAAGGGAAATATCCCCCGAAGCCTCTACAAGAAGGCGCGCGCTGCCAAAGGTGGCGGAGGCGGCTCATATGGGCGGTATTTTATTGGCTACCCTCGAGGACGCCCGAAGTCTGACAGCTATTACGGCATCTACCGGCGTGTTGGTAAGCCGGGTTATAGGTATATGAAGAACGGCAAGAAGAAAGCCAGAGGACGTATCGAGATGGTCGTGTGGCTCGGTCGAGGCAGCCGTCAGCAGCGCATCACCTTCCCGGCTCCCGATATAGCGAGGAAAGAGGCCAATATTCAGATTCGCAAGCAGTTCAACAAGCGATTCAGAGAGGCGCTGGCGTCCGCTCGAGGGTTTCGTCGTGTGTAATTACTATCCCAAAGTCCATGCTAATCTCCGCAAAAACCCATGATTAAAGTCCATGCTAATCTCCGCAAAAACAAGGAATGGTTTCATCGCCAGCCTTACTATCCCACGGGTAGGCTCCCCGAGCCCTGGGGGGTAGGCTCCCCGAGTCCCCAGGAGTAATTTGTGCCCAAGAAGCCAGACGCCTATCGCGATTGCAGCCTTCAACTTTTTGGCCTGACCAAGAAGGTTTGGGCGCATTGCATTTTAGATTGGGTGCCCAGTAGTGATCTGGACATCGATTGCAAGCTAAACCGCGAGGCATATATGTGCACATATACGTGTCCGCGGTGCGGAGAACAGCACACCTCAGTAGAGATATGGTCTAAGGCCTAACCGACCCATTTACTATCCCACGGGTGGGGTCTTTACTATCCCACGCATACTTACTATCCCACGGCTGTCATTTACTATCCCACGGATATACCTGCCACATCTACGCGAGGCCTGGCGCATCGCCGGCCAGAAACCGTAGGCAAATCAGTCGGTTACTTACTATCCCACGGATACTATTTACTATCCCACGGATACCGGGGTAAAAACATCGGGAGGGGGGGGGTAAAAACATCGGCCGGAGCTAAGTCGTTGATTTTGCTCGAAAATCCGGCGGGCCTCGGTGGGGCTCGATTTGACCCCCGGCGGGCACGCGGTCCCGGCGGTAATTCGCCGCGGCGGCGCCATTGATCCCGGCCCATATGGGGCCCCGGCGGTGCCATTGTCCGGGGTCCGCCCGTATTCCTACCCGGCCGGCCATTGGGGGCCCCTATATAGGCGCCCGGTCCAAACTGCCCGGGCATGATCCGGCCCGGCATCGCCCCAAACTACCCGGGCGGAAAATCCGCCGGCGCTGCCCCCTATAGATGACCCGGACCCCATCCCGGGCCCGGTCGTAAACTGGCCCGGCCGGCCCCCTAAAAAGAGCCCAAAAAAGAGGGCTTAAAAACCGCCGTTTTTATGCTTTTTTGATCTTAGCAGTTCTGCTTATTTTTGCATTACACTGGCGCCATGCCGGGGCAATACCGCACCGGCCATTTTTAGGGGTTGAGATTATGAGTAATGAATTTACGACAGCAGAAAAGCTTTTCCTTTTATTGCCGGTTTTGTTTTTGGGCTTTGTGCCCGTCGGGTTTGCGTTCGGCATCGGCGCCGCGCTTGTTTACTTCGCGGCATTGTCCGCGGTCCTTTTGGGCGTGGGCCTTGTTTGGGCGATTCGCGCGACCGGGGGGGCTCAATAATGAAAAGCACTGCACAAAATGCGGAACAAATACAAAACGCGGTCGCGGCGCTGCCCTTTAATGCGGAGCTGTTAAAGCTTTCGGTTTCATTGAATGCCGGGGGCGCGGTGGTAACCGTGCAACGCGAGCGGGGCGATTTTGTCACCTATGAATGGGCCGCGGTAAATCCCGGCCAATTGTTTTGGGGCCATTACGACATGACTGAAACCGAGGCGGCCGCGGATCACGCGCAGCGCTTCGCACGTTTGACGGGGGGCGCATTATGAGCACGGCGGAACATTTGATCGACGAGCTAATAAACAGCGACGGTCCAACTGCATTGGATGCGC